GGCCAGAGTAAAAGGTCGCAAAAACAGGGTAACCATTGACGACAAGTTTATGGGTCCAGAGCCATGGTGGGATCATATCACTCCACCACCAACAGATGAAGCTGCTCGTAAATCAGCTTGGGCTCAAGGCGCTCAATGGTATAACTACTACTCAAAACCAAAAGACTATACTGCGACTACTTTAAAGTATGCCAAAGAAGTAATGAAGTTTGATAAAGAACAGATCAGTGCTCTCAAGGCAATTACAGATTGGGAATTAAACTATGGCGTAGGAGCTATGACGAGACTACACTTCCGTGGGTGGAACCATGAAGATGTATACCTAGAAAGAATTTCTAAACATTTAAATGCAATGGTCATTAAAGGTAAAGAAGTTACCGTAGAAAAGAAAGAAGTTGCAGCTGATGCACCGGCGTTTATAAGTCCAGCACAAAGGTCTTATAATAACATGATGGAAACCATTCATGCAGACTGGGATGAAATAGTAATTGATTCTTGGCTGGCAGGTAACTTTAAACCAGAATTTAATGTGTATGACCTATGGAAAAAGCACGGCCTTAAAAGTAATGTGGTCAATGCATTCAAAGCCAAGGTTCAATTTGAATATGACTTAGTGTCCGATTCTTATAATAAGAACTGTGAGCAAGCGGTTGAAGCATACTCTCACATATCACCAAGACGTCAGAAGAAGATGCTGAACCTAATGGATGTTATCTTTGCCGACTTAGATAAATTAAAGACCAGTTTCAAAGCTGTTAAGATACCTAGAGCTAAGAAGCCTAAATCTACGGATTTACAAGTTGCCAAGTTACAGTATTTGCAGGAACACATCGAGTCCAAAGTTACTTCTATTAACCCGGTACTTATACCGACTAAAGAGATGTTATGGGTCTACAACACTAAACAGAAGGCGTTGACACAGTATGTAACTACGTCTACTAAGGGCTTTGAGATAAGTGGTAGTACCATTAAGAACTTTGATGATAGTCTGTCTAAAACATCTAGGTTAAGAAAGCCTCAGGATGTATTACCGGAAGTATTAAAACTCACCCCCAAACAGATGGACAAGAGAGTCTGGGATAAACTAACCACTAAGATAAGTGTACCAACCGGTCGGATCAATAAAGACTGTGTACTACTTAGGGTAATATAAGGAAGATATGATTGAACAAAAGATTATGACGAGAAAGAGGTTCTCTACTGCGGTAGAAGGACTTGTTGCAAAGAGTAAGGATCTGTCTTATATAGAGGCAGCTGCTTTCATCATAGAAGAACGAGGGATGGATTTTAAAAGTTTAAACAGACTTTTATCTGACTCCCTTAAACAAAAAATCGAGGCGGAAGCTACAGATTTAAACCTGCTTAGAGTTAAGCAAACAAATAAACTACCAATATAGGAAAAATATTATGAGTAATGTGATTATACCATCGTCCCCCGAGGACAAGAAAAGAATCAAAGATTGTGTTATTGAGATCAGTAATGCTAAAACCCAGATGGACGCACAACGTGACTTCATTAAAGAAGCCATTAATTCTTGTGCAGAAGATGTGGAGATAGATAAGAAGCATCTTAAAAAGATGGCAGATATCTACCACAAACAAAACTTACTAGAAGTAGTAGGTGCGGTAGAAGATGTTGAAGCCCTATACGAGAGTGTAATGGCGTAATGATGGACCCTTTTGATTCTTATAAGTTATATAATGCACTCAAGCTTCACTTTGAAACTGATGGTTACGATGCAATCAAATATAATTATAAATCAAATGTGTCTGCTCAATCCTTTTTTAAGAGAAGGGATAAGTACTTCTTTGCTAAAGTTGCAAAGAACTATGAGAAGGATTTGTTAACATACTTTGTATCCAACTTCAAAAATGGAGTTGGGTATGTAGGTGATATGATTAATGAAGACGGACAAAAGAATTATTTAGATCATAAGAGAATACAGGAATCTATACATCGTGTGTTTTCAATTGATATAAATATAATTAATGAACAGGGTTTGATATTCGATCAGAACTTTAAGAGTGAAGGCGGACAACTACCCTTGGTCATTAAGTTATGGATGCAGGAAGAAATTAGTTTAGAGACTGTTGTTATTCTGAATTCCATATTTGGGTTTATTGGAAAAGAATCTGTGAAGATAACAGACACCATTGTGTGGCCTGATACTAAACGGAAGATTGAAAAGTACACCCCATTTGTAAATTATAACAGAGATAAATGCATGAAGTTGTTGACAAATGTGTTTGTTTGATGTATAATATACTTATAATTATGAATAAAGTGAAATACAATAGAAACGGCAATACTGCCGTAATACAATGCATATACAACGGAGAAAATATACAATGTCATTTGCAAACCTAAAGAGCTCACGAGGCTCGTCAATCGACAAACTCGTAAAAGCTGCGGAAGCAGTATCTACTAAAACAGATTCAAAATCCGGTTACGGTGATGATAGGTTTTGGAAACCAACCAGAGATAAAGCAGGAAACGGTTATGCCGTAATCCGATTATTGCCCTGTCAAGAAGGCGAAGACCTTCCTTGGGTACGATATTGGGATCACGGATTTAAAGGTCCTACTGGTCTTTGGTATATTGAAAACTCTTTAACTTCAATCGGTCAAGATGATCCTGTAAGTGAATCTAACGGTTTACTTTGGAACTCTGGACGTGATGAAGATAAGAACATTGCTAGAGATAGAAAGCGTAGGTTACACTATGTCAGTAATATCCTAGTTGTTTCAGATCCTAGTAATCCAGCCAATGAAGGTAAAGTATTCCTTTATAAGTTCGGTAAGAAAATCTTTGATAAGATTATGGAATCAATGCAGCCTGCATTTGAGGACGAGACTCCTATCAATCCTTACGACTTCTGGGAAGGTGCTGAGTTTAAAATCAAGATCCGTAAAGTAGAGGGATGGGTAAACTATGATAAGTCAGAGTTTGCTAAACAGTCTGCACTATATGAAGGCGATGAAGAACGACTAGAAGAGGTGTACGGAAAACTGTATTCTCTACAGGACTTCCTCAAGCCCGAGAACTATAAAACTTATGATGAGCTTAAAGCTAAAATGAATAAGGTTCTTGGTGTGGATGCAGGTGCTCCTTCAATGGATATGCCCGCGATGAATGTGGTTAATGAAACTCCAATGACACAGACGGCAACTGCTGCTCCTGTCATGGATACATCAACCTCAAGTGATGATGAAGATGATACTTTATCCTACTTTGCTAAGTTGGCTAAAGAGAACTAAAGAATCCTTGCCTTAGGATAAACCTGTTATAGGTTATAGGGGACTCTTCGGAGTCCCTTTTTTTTATCTACTGGCTAATGCTTCTCTACTTCTATTAGGTTTACTAGGTGTCATAACATATGTATCTCCACCCCTAGTAGTAGAGTTATCTGCCGTTACAGCATTCACTGTAGCTCCACCAGATTGATTTGATGCACTTCTAAGTTCTACATTCTGTGCTGACACTGTCATTAATCCAACACCTACAGATTGTTTAGAGGCAGATACATCATTACCTCCAGAAGACATATTAAACGAACCTTGTAGTTTAGTAATATTATCAACGGCCGCATTGATATCACCATTCATATTCTTCAGGCCGACATATGTAACCTCATCAAAAGGCATCCAGCTATCAGAAGTACCACCATTTACTACTAACTCTAATGTTTTAGCAGCAGCAGTTAAATCAGTGGCAAACTTCTCAGCATTGAATTCTACTTTAGCTATACTATTAAATCTTTCTAATACGTCAGCAAATCTACCAAATGCTTCAGTACCTTTATCAATCTCTCCTGCTTTTTCACCTACCTTTAATGCAGATTCTATAGGTGAATCACCACCAGTAAAGAATCCAACTAAAGCACTTGTGGCAGTACCGAGTGAAGCAATCCAAGTACCTACCCCGAATGCTGCCAGGCCGGCACCGAGTGTAGTTAAAGTGCCCGTTGCAGATGCAGCTTTTTGTAAGTTACCCTCTTCAGCACCTATAGCTGTAAGAGTTTTTACGTTCTTGACAACTTGTTCTGCCCAACCTGTGTCAGTAAATACCTCAAGTCCTTTATCAGCTCCAGCAGTACCAATACTTGCGGCCCCACCAAGACTAAAGGCTAATAAACCTCCACCAAGTAAGCTCAAGGCTGTTGTAACTTCTGTTACATCACCGAATGATTGTTTACTAAGACCTAATAGGGTTTCAACGTTATGTACTACTTGATCGGCCCAACCAGAACCTGAGAATTTCTCCAGTGCTGCATCCATTCCAGCGACTGCAACTGATGTGGCCGATCCTGCACTAAATGCAAGTAGGCCAGCACCCAATGCTCCCATTTTTCCAGCGATTAGTAAACTACTACCTTTACTTGTGTCTATAGATAAAAGTGTTTCTACATTAGCTTTAACTGACTTGGCAAACCCGTCATTACCTGAGAATTTTTTAACTGCTTCATCTACACCCGTTACCACAGCCCCAGTTGCAGAACCTGCACTGAAAGCGAGTAGACCAAATCCTAAAGCTGCCAAGGTAGTAGCAACACCAGCTACATTTTCGACTGACATGCCTGGTAGGTCTGCAATAGATAGTAACTCGGATATATTAGTTTTTATTTGGTCAGTCCAACCATTGGCCTCAAACTTGTCTATAGCAGCTTGACTTAAAACCGCGGTGCTTGAACCTGCAGCAAATACCATTAAACCTGCACCGATAGCAGCTAGGGTGCCGAAGACTTCGGCAGCTGCATTTTCATCAGCATCTAACCTAGAAATTCCTAATAGGTCGTCAACATTTTGGACTATTTTCTTGCCGTCCATATCCTCTAGGGTCTTAATTAAGAATGCACTAGAAGCAAATACAGCGGCTACACCTACAGCGGCCGCACCTACACCTAATCCAGCACCGCCTAACATTTTGCCGAAACCACCCATTGCACTGCCAGCAGATGAACCACTACTACCACTTGAATTTGGGATACCATGTCCACGGATTTCTTTTAATTCATCTCGGATTTCTTCAAAGATGCTCGATCTTTCTTTGGAATCTTCTTTGTCGCCTAGTTTATTGGCATTCATTATTTCAAAGAAATTTTCAAAACCGGTATTAACACTATCACTC